GAACCTGCTCCAGTATTTCGTGCTATGTAAGCAGAGCCGTTGAAATAACTGTTGTCGCTCATTGCGACGAGGGAGGCTCCTGTTTTACTCCCCCAAAACGACGCAGCGGTACCAACATTTACATTAGCATAAGCTGATCCCCACGCTGGGGGAATAACAGAAACACCCACATTCCCGCTGGAGTCTATGCGCATGCGTTCTGCGTTGTTAGTGACAAATCGTAAGTAGTGGTTTGTAGTAGTGCCAAATAACCCACCTGTGCCGTCAGACCCCAGATAGAGCGTTCTCGTACCATCAGTCTGGCTGATGTAACCACCAGAAACGGCTAATTTTGTAGCTGGACTGCTAGTACCAATACCCACGTTGTTGTTAAACGAACTCACTCCTGCTGAATCTATAAAGAAATGAGTGTTCTGCTGATCGTCAAGGATATTGAATCCGCCAGTGCCTGCTTGCAAATATACTTTGTTGTCTGCTGAACGGTGGCTTAAACCAGCGTTACCTGCCGCAGCTAACGCGCCAGCCGTTAAATTTATTGGGCCACTAGAGGTCAAACCAGTAGCAGTCAGTGCGCCAGTAACTGCCAGAGTGCTAGACAATGTGACTGCACCACTAGCCGCCAGCGTTGTGAAAGACCCAGCATAGGTTCCAATGTTCGACCCATCAGCCTTAGCTAATGCAAAACCGCCAGCAGTAGATCCATCGTGGACGTGTACCGTGTCGGTCGTTGTGTTTACGGCTAACTCACCCTCTGCGCCTGTGAAAGCGTTCATCTGGGCAGTTGTGCCGCGCCGAATTTGTAGTTGAGTAGCCATCTTATGCCTCTATGTTTCTAAGCTGTTCTAATGCCCACGCGAAGTCTTCAGCGTCTGGCGCGTAGTGTTTTATATCCATGACCACTTGGTCATCTTGCGTTTCGGTATATCTTAAAAATACACCGCTGTCGTTCTCGTAGCCATCAATCAGTGTCATTAGGTTACCTTGTAAAGTTTCCACGCTATGCCGAAATCACTAGGACTGCCCCAGCCTGATACCTTTCTACCCACTATTTCTATCTTCAAGGTAAAGCCTTGAGTTCCAGAGAACTTAGTCAACGGCATAACTGTCGCAACCGGCCCAATCATTGCGGTGCCTTCAGAACCAACAAAGGTAGACCAACTGCCGGTAATTTCTACGTTACATAAAAGAGTGGAGTTAGCGCCGCCCCATGCTGTAAAGCCAGCAGGATACACCCCCTCGATGTAGATAGTTTCTAGGGTGGTTATGTCATTATTAAACAGGCCGCTTCTGTCAGATAGCGTTTGGCTTCCAGTAGCCACAATCAAGTCACGGCTTACAACCACGCCGTTAAATTCTGCGCTGCCGTCTTTGTTAATTATCCAGCCAGCAGACCCAGCAGAATAGTTGCTAGATTGAATTACGCTGCCGATCTTGGCGTTTGTGATTATGCCATCACTGATCTGCGCGGAGTTGGTAACCACATTCGACGCGGCTAGTTTACCCGCTGTGATCGCGTTGGACTGAATGTTATCAGACTGAATAAACTCAAAGTTACCAATAGCTGCCACGACTGCCGCAGTGGTAATTGACGAACTTTGAATGGCACCGATAACCGCAGAATCAGCGAAAATCTGCGAGGTGTTCAACTCTGTGCTGGTCAAACTATTAGCAACCACCTCGGAGGCCGATACTGAATTGGCAGCAATGGCATTTGCCGTAACTGAATCAGCAGCCAGCTTGACCGCGCTTATAGAACCTGCCGCAATCTTGTCAGCAACTACCGCACCCGTTTGAATAGATGCACTGGTTATCTGGCCCGCAGTTAGGCTCGCTGCTTGAACCTGCCCGAATACCTGAGTTGCTAGGTTTACTTGATCAGATAAGTCAGCCGCAGCAATTGATGAAGTCCAGCTTGTGCCGTTGTATCTATACAGCTTGCTGTCAGTGGTGAGCATTACCACTCGACCAGTTTCTAGGTTGATATTTGGTAAGGTGGTGACACGCTCAACAGGGCGCAGAGTGTCGCTAAATAAGTTTTCGCCTAAAGTCCCGCTGATGTCGGTAGTTTGAACCAGCGTTGTGAATTCTGGCACCGTCGAATCGTAGCGGTATAGCTTCTTGTCTGAGGTTAAAAAGACAATGTTAGGCCCAACATAGCCAGTCGGCGAGGGGAGCGTTGTAACCGCCGCTATAGGCTCCACACCAGAGGCAAAAGAGGCCGCAGTAATAGAGCCAGGGTCAACGTTTGAGGCCGTGAATAGCTCTGTAGTCCATGCACTGCCAGTCCATACATATAGCGTGCTGGTTGTGGTCAAGAACTTAATCTGACCAACGTGCGAACCAGTTACTCCAGACAGAGTGCTAACAGGCTCAATACCAAAAGCATCGCCTTCAGCAAACTCATCAAGAACGGATTGCGCTAGATCATCTAATACAATCTTCTGGGTGGTAGCTGAGAATGTCGCGCTATAGTCAGAAATGTTGCCTGATCGGTCAACGCTTCGCAGCCAGTAGTATCTAGTGACGTTGTTACCCAGCCCAGTGACTGTATGCTGGTCTGACTTGGTTTTAACAACCAAGCTAGAGCCGGCACGGTTGTCTACCGTGTTCTCGAATATCTCAACATAAGCCAAGTCGCCATCAGAGGGTAGTTCGTAGTCCAGCTTGATTTGCTGAATGCCGCCGGTGGCAACTATAGATGCTGGGATTGCTGGCGCAGTTTGATCGCCCTGCAAGGTGATTGTTTCAGTTATGAATCCAGAAGTTTTGCCGGTGAGCGTTACGGCACGAACCCTGAACGTAAATTCTTCTAGCTCTTTCATGCCAGAAATTACAGTGCTGTTACCATAGACGTTGATAGATGAGAACACCCCACCCCCGCCTACAACTGCTTCAGTCACGCTGCCATAATTTAACTCAAGAGTTGTGGCATCACCGACAGAGCCATAATCTTGCGTTGCAGTATAAGCATCACTTACTAATCCAAGGTCTATTTCGTTTTGAGAGGTTTGCTTGAATTCAACCTCGTAGAAAGAAACGTAGGTGTTAACAGTGGGGGCGGTCCATGAAACTCGAACCGCTGGCAATACCGAGCCGTCATTACCCAACACGGTTGTTTCTACCAGAGTCAAACCTGTGGGAGCGCCTTGATCTGCGGTGTTATCAACAATGTCTGAGTAGTCTGGATTGTTCGGGCCAACGGTGGCTGAGATAGTCGAGGTATCATTGTCTGGGTTTCTATCTGACTCAACAAAGCTGCCAGTACCAGTGCCGTATGCAACCGCTCTTATCCAGTAATATCTCTCATCACCGACTGCTATAGGGTCAGCACCGTTTGACGCATCATGGAAAAACTGAGTGCCTAGCGTTCTGCCAATTTCTACTGCATTCGACCACGCAGAATCTGGTGAGGCGTAGATCACTATCTCTTTGAATTTGCTAGTATTTACTGGATTAGTCCAGCTCAACTCAATGTTTTTTAGCCCAGCAGTTGCGCTGAGGTTCTGTGGGTCTGGTACGCCACGGAATCCCTGAGTAATGGTGCCATCTGCTGTCGTGGTTGAATACTCACCAGCAGTGGGGTCTGCATAGCTACCCGCGTCATCTTCTAAAAGTGTGAGGTTAACAGCGCCGTCTTGAGTGTCGCTAAACGCCCAATTCACGCAACGAAAAACTTTGTTGCTATATCCCAACTCTGAAACAGTGACGTTAACCCTATCGCCAATATCTACATTCAATGCGCCTAGATTTGCAGGGAACGAGATTACCTTTTGTTGGTCAGATAGCTGTATCTGCTTATGGGCAATCCTTTGCGCCATGAAGCTGTTATTAGTAAAAGAAAGTTGAGCATCTTTGGTAATAACTTCGCCATTGTCGCGAGAAACGGCGGAGGTCAATTGCACTTGTGGAACCTCAGACGTTTTATGATTCTGCGCTGGGTCAACAATGATTGGGCGAACAGTATTAAACCGCTCACCCCTCTCAACTGAAGTCTTTACAGTAATAGCGCCAGTCAGATCATCTTCGTCTAAACTTATTGAGGGTGCTTCATATACCCCAGCCTTTATTCTATAAGTGCCGTTTGAATAAAAAAGATTTCCATTCATTGAAGAAAGCAGCTTGTTGAGGCTTGCTCTGTAACTGTCAGTTGCGAAGATTACACCATTGGCTGTGAATCTCTTTTGAGTGCCTGAGTTTGGTACTACAACTGAAACGTCACAAGCGTCTGCGGCAGTAACTACGTCTGCCCAATCTATCTTGCTTGCTGGAACACCTAACCCAAATTCTGCATCTGTTAAAAAGTTTGCCACACATAAAGCAGGGTTATCGCTCCACGCTTGATAAGTTGCGCTTGTGGGGTTGTCACCTGCGGCATTACCAGCAGCAACATCTAGGCGCGGGTCATAGATGTCATTCTTACCCTTCACCAAGGCTTTGATATTTTGCGGCTTTAGCCTATCCCAAACTTCCTGTGAGCCATCATTGAGCGTCCACTTGGTGACAATGTAACTCACGCCCTTCCCTTGGTGTGCGCTAGTCCAAGGGGTGAAAGTGTTGGTCAATAGAGAACTAGATGCCTGTGTGGCTGTGCCTAGCTTCTTCTCAATCATGCAAATCGTTTCAGAATCTTTTGGACCGAAAGTGCCACCAGTTACTGCATTGTTTGAAATTTGAGAATTGGTAATTATTTCACTATCAAAATAAATGTCAGTAATAGATTCGCATTCATGGCCTGTTAAAGCGATGCCGTGGTATAGGTCTCGGTTCTCAGTACCAGAAACGCCCACGAAGAATATAGGCCCAGAAACTAAAGCCTCACCGTAGATTATCTTCTGCGGCTCTATAGTTCCTCTAACTGTAGACTGCCTACTTTTATCAGTATCAGATTGAGGCATTGAGAGGTCAGGCAGCAAAGATCTTGCAGCGTATACGCCAGCGACTACTACGGCAGCGCCTATGGCGGCAGCAGCGGTAAAGCCAAGAGTTACGTTTGCAACGGCTAAAGTTACAAAATCACCAATCGCTATAAGTATGGGTACTACTGGCGGCACTTTATACGCTCCAACCTTGAATTAGGTAACGGTCAGGGATTTGCTTCATGCCTTTCGTGGTCAAGCAAACAACTGAGCTTTGATATTTGATGCCGCAGACCTGCCCTATTACCGGAAGGTCAACAACGCAAGGGTCGCCATCTTTTAACTCATCAGAAGGCTCACCCAAAACATTCCCGACCAGATTAACTAACTCACCCTCACTGCTTATCAACTCATTTGCTTTTTCTTCTGAGTCATAAGTAAACTGCGAAATATAGTCTTTGCCGGTCATCTCTTTAACTATGAAAGCTGCAAACTGGCAGCAGTCGGCATCTCCGTACTCAAACTGTCGCCGCTTCCAAGAGTTTAATGCCGTTTGAACACTTGGCATTGCTATCGCAATCCAGGGTTAACGTCGATTGTATCTATGTTTGGCAAGCCGCGAGCACCAGCAACAGCGTCTGAATTTGGATCACCCCACCTAATCTTGGCATCTTCAATGTCAGCCATAAACTCAAACAGTAAGTCGCCAGAGTGGTCGTTCTGCTGCTGTGAGTGGGTGTATTTTTTGTTGCTAGACTTGTCGAATCGGGCTAGCTCACTTTCAGCGGTTAACTGAATAGAATCACCGTTATTTTGGCCGATGGTTAAATCCATCTGGTCCATAACACCTTCCCAAACAATTGTTGGGTCAGCGATCAGATCATCATCGGCATCAAGCGCACCAAGGTACAATGTCACGGGGTGCATGTAGTAATCTTCGTTTAGCGCAGCGCCAGAGACTGTGGCATCTAAACCTGAGAGCGTGAGGGTGATCTTGTAAGGGCTAACGTCAGCGCCTTCTTCTATTTGGCTGATCTCGCCAAAGTCACCAGTACCTAACCAGTCCTGCCCACCCCATGTATATGTACCAATAGAGTTGTGAACGTAGATTGTCCCACTTGGAAATTCTAGCTTTGCAAAAGTAACTAGAACAACGTGACCGGCACTTAACGCGTCTGCAACTGCTGTAGGAAAGCCACGACTCACGCTAGAACGTCCTCGACGGCTTCTATGTTAAAGCTGCTATGAATGTCTATTGTGGTATTCCAAGAGGCTGGGCCAGCAAGCATAAATACGCCCTGAACCGGCGCAGTGTAATCAACTATTGTATCGTCAGGCGGTGACTTCCTGATGGGTGGCGCTATAGCAATAGAAACGTTGCCAGAACCATCAGAGTTAGTGTCAGCCACAACCATGTGCAATTCATTGTTGAAAGAAATGTAATCGCCCTCACGAAGGTAGTTGTTAACGTTTGCAGTGGCCCCGTCACACACTAAAGTTGTACCTGACTGACTAGCCCCATTGACAACTAAATTGCCGCCACCGGCCCCTCTGAGCGTGTGAGAGTGGTCTTGCAGGGTGAACCTGTGCTGCTGTCCGTTTAACTTAACTAGAAACGCCTGCATTACCTTTCTGTCATCACCAGATAGGTTATTGAACTGCAATGACGCTTTCCACAGCGAACCCTTGCGCGATGCTGTCTGCACTGCGTTAGTCAAAGGTGAGCGGTAGGTGCGAGTGTTACTAACCAACTCAAACGTATTAGTTGCTGGTGTAATGTTTGGAAATGCGAACGTAGCCATTAAGCGAACCTTCTTCGACGCATGAGGTCTTGAATAGTTATTATAGTCTGCTGTGAAGTTTGCGTCATTGCTGATTTGATTTTCTGGTCAACATCTGCGCCGCTGCCTCTGGCATCTACGTTATTGACGACAGTTATACCGCCCCCGCCCATTTTATTATTGGGGACAATTGAGCCGCCCTGATTAGGAACGAACATCTCAGGCCCACGCTCGCCCACCATATACGGCTGACCAGATTGAACTGAGCCGCCGATGGCTTTGCCGGTTAACCCTTTGGCAAACGACAAGAACCCGCCAGTTATTTTGTCAATCACGAATAACTGTATGGCTTGCATAATCAATGAAGCCGCCATCTGCTTGAACGCATCTTTCAGCTTAACTGTGCCTTTCACTACTCCCATCAAACCTTCAGACATATTCTTCATTGTTGTCTTAGCCATATCGTCCATCTTTTCTTGAACGCTAGGTAGTTTGTTTTCTAGGTCAGTGAAGCTCTGGTTTAGTCTATCAAAGAACGTAGGCTTGCCATCATCACCGCCAACTCCGCTGGCAATAGCATTCTTGACTTCAGCAATAGACTCAGCGGCTTGTCTGTTTGCGACTATGAAGTTTGTCATGTCTGCAGCTAAATCAAGTCCGGGGGTTTGCGTCTTCAGAATAGCCAGTTCTTGTCGCAGTTCAGCTATACCTTGAGGCAAGTCACCCATGACTTTTTCAGCAGATATATCAAAAGTATCTAACCCCAAAAATCTAGCTATGGCATTGTATAAATCAATGAAGCCTTGCAAAGCCGGCGTTAGCTTATCGCCAATCATATTAGCAAACTCAAGAACCCCCAACTTCAGCGTCTTGAGAACAATCTCTAAGCCATGCCAATACTGCCTTAATGCCCCAAAAGCCTTGATCAAAGCGCCAGCAACTTTCTGGCCTATGTTGCCAAAGTCAGCACTATCTAACGCAGCTTGCCTAAATGCGTCTGCCACGAAAGTAATTATTGGGGCAAAGGCCACGGACAACTGATTGGTTAGACCTGCGAATACTGCCTGCAACCTAGTGATAGCGTCATTGGCAGCTTCCATCTGCGCGGTATCTGTGCGGCTTAACGTAAGGCCAAGATGCTCTGCTTCTTGCGTCATCTTCTCTAACGCTGCGGCACCACCACCTAGAGTGTTAACTAATGCCACGCCCTCACTGTCAAACAGCTTCATGGATAGCCTGACCTTATCAGCCTGACTGTCTACCCCAGCCATTGCATCAGCAACTAGGCTCATTTGTTCATCGAGGGGGAGGCGTACCAATGACTCAGCGTCTAAACCTAACTCTTGCAGCGCACCCTTGGCTTCACCAGTGCCTTTTGCAGCTTCTGCGGCCCTGCGGGTAAACCGCTGCAATGCCATGTCCATCGTGCCAGTAGACACGCCGGTTAGCTCTGCTGCGTGGCGTAGTCCCGCGAGGGCTTGGGTTGTAACGCCTAACTTGTCAGCGGTCTTTGCTAACTCATCACCAGCGTTAATTGATGACTTGATAAGAGCACCAAAGCCACCCGCGCCAATAGCGCCGACAATGGCTGTCTTCATATTCAAAACGGAGCCAGCAACACGCTTTAGCCCGCCAGTTACAGATGAAAAACCCTTCTTGGTTTTATCTAGGGCCGTTATGTTGATCTGGACGTTTTGGTTAGCCATCGTCTTGCCTTTCGCTCATTATCTTGAAGTAGGCAAGCCATTCGTTGAATTCACTCAACGGCATTTGCTCTGCCTCACCGATGCTCATGTGCAACCGATCAGCCAAGGCAATTAGATTGAACCTCAACTGATCGGACGTTAGTTTTTTTCCTGTTCCTCAAGGCTTTCGATCTCAGCGAACATCTGTTCAGCAATGCTGGATATTACGCCGGTTTCCTCACCCATCAGGTCAATTCTGTCTTCTGCGGACGTAAACAGCTTGCCCCCACTTTCGTCTGCGGCTTTCATCACAATCAGATCGATCATTGCCGCCATTGTGGTGTTTTCCATAAACTTTGGGTGCTTCTTTTGTAACTCATTTACGTCATGGCAAGTAATCGGGAAGCAATACATAGCAAAGGGCTGTCCTTCCGAATCAGCCCATGCTAGTACTTCTATCTTGCGTGCAGTTACTTTTCTTCGATTTCTTAATTCTTTAGCCAATCCCATAACGGGGTTCCTTACGCTGTTGCTTCAGTTACTGCGCCAGATACTTGTAATTCAAAACTTCCTTCAACCATGCCATCAAATGACGCTGTGATTTCTTTGCTAACAAGCACTCCACCACCACTGTAATACGTCTCGCCAGTTCCTGTGCCTGTAGGATACAACTCAAATATCAAGTCTGCCGCTGGGTCTAGCACCAAATGTACCGCGTCTGCATCATCCCAGTATGCATCTAGTGAAAGAGTTGCTGTTTTCAATGATGAAACATAAGTGCGCGAAGTGTCGCCCATTACTGAATCTTCAATCGTGTCTGCGGATTCTGTCAGTGTATAACTGCGAATCTCACCCATTGCAGCGACAGAGCCGCCACTAACTGCTAATTTGACTACGCCGCTTGAGCCTTTAGTCGTTGCCATGCTGTCACCCCTTTAGGTTGTGCCTCTAGTGTATTGGTACTCACATCGTACCGTTAGAATTACCCCACCAATCGGGGCAATGCTTCCATCGTCGGTTTCTACGGTTATCAACTGGGTATCCAGTGCATAGCCACCACGCGATCTGTCAACGTCGAGTTTTTCTTCTACTGCCTCGACGATATTGTTTCTGGCTGAATCCAGCCCAGTGCCTTTGACATAGCAGACTAGCTGATAGTCAATAACACCAAATCTTTGAGATATGCTACCGCCAACGGTGGCATCTTCTCTGTTTTCGTTTGTGGTTCTTACCAAGATTGCTGGGTATTGCGCGTTGCTCAGTTTGTCGAATTCAAACGGCTCGCGAGTCACATACTTAACTGTTATCGGCGA